CATCACTCCAATGTTAAACCGCGCCATATCCAACAGCGCCTGCACCAACTTAGAGTGATAATTGGTATTCCGAACTTCCCGATCAATGACAGCCTGGCAAGCAGTAAGGGCGGCGCCATAGTCTTCGGGGCCGGTCGGAATTAGTTCGAAGATGGATTCTTTCTGAGTGTAAGCGAGGAAGAGGAAAGTGACAAGCGTATTGACCTGTGCATAGGACAAAGGCACAGTCATCTTTTCTGGTTCGCGTTTGTTGCGCGCACGGATGTCGTTAGAGTCAGGTGTGCGGACGGAGCGATAAGTGTCAAGGGCCTTATCCCAAGAGTCATAATGGGACGCCATCACGCCACGTGAGCGGTTCACGTTCTTCACAAGAAACGTGCAGAGCTCATCCAGCTTTTCGTCTGGAATTTCCTCTTTGAGGCGGGATGTGAGGTCTTTGGGTTTCATGCAACAAGTTTAGTCAATGAACTCGATCCAAGCGGGCTAAGGTCAAGCCAGTTGTCTTGATAAGCCATAGCCTCTTGCTTCAGTTCTTCGCGCTTGAAATCAACCCAATCAAGGCCAACTACGCAGGCGCGGTAGAAACATTCCATCATGTGGTCATCTTTGTCAACTGGTTTTTCTTTTCCTTTATCCCAACAGTAGGTGTAAAATTCTCGCAATGTGCGGGAGCAAGCAGAATTGAAAAACAAGTTCTCCGGTTTAACCAATTCCTGCTTAGCTTTCTGAATCCCCGTGGACAGTTCCTTAGGTGCTGGAAGAACATTCAATCCCCGCGAGATGAAAACATCCGCATAGCACTGCCCGTTAATTGGATTAGCAATAAACCCAAGCGGATCCATAATTATCTGCCAAGGCGTGCGGCCCTTAAGCACCGCATGAATCTGCGTGCAGAGATCTTCAATATAGCACGGCGAAAACAACTCCTGATACATAAATGACTGCCCAGTGGGAGCTGTTGCCCAAAACTGAACTGCATGAGGCACGCGCGGGTGTGGATCAATAAACACCCTAACCGTGTAATTGTCCGGCGGTTCATCAAAGTCCTTCCACCCAATCGGAAGCGTTGTGTAAACATGCTTTTCCTGATCAAACTCCGGATAAACCAACCCCTGTGAATTCTTCGGCAACCCATAAATTCGACTAGCCCGCTCGGATTCAGAAAGCGTCTTAGCATAAAGATCCACTTCAGCTTTATCCAGCGTCGGATTGTCATAACTGCTCCCCGTCATAATCCAACACTCCGGTTTCTGTTCCCAGGAAAACCCACTATCAAACGAGCTCTTCATCATCTTCACCGGCAGAAAGAACTCATTGATCCACTGCTCCGAAATCGGTGTGCAGGTGAACCAAGAACTTCCCTTTGTATCCATCAATCCGCGCGAATAAGCCTTCCACATTGCTTCTGGAATCGGTTCATCCACATGAATCCAATCCCACTGAGAACTCTCACCGCCCAGCGGATTCGCCATAAAGCTCCTCACGGTGTCGAGTTCAATCGTGGAAATTGTCCCCCAAATGTTCTTAACCTTAATAATCGACACCTCTCCCGCTTGATTCTTAATACAAGCCTCCACCCGATCTTTCGGCAACATTGCCATCAGCTTACCTGTTTCAGGGCTCGTGAAAATCTCCCGCGCCTTATCCCAATCCGCCACGAGGATCACACCTTTTGTCGCGCGCCTGGGTATTCCAAGATGACGAACAGGATCATCTTTGTCACACCATAGGCGAGCGCCGAGGGCAAAAGAGACATCCTCCGCAGAGCCACAGGTGGATTTACCAAAGCGGTTTCCAGTGCGGAGATAACGGTGCTTGTGGCCGGCGGCGGCGTGGAAGATCGCTTGTTTGGAGGATGGGCGGTAGGCGACAACGCCGTAAGCTTCGCGGAGCTGCTTGAGTCGGCGGAGCTTATCTAGGCGTTCCTGGATGGTTGGATCAACAGGGGTCATGATACAGAGGAAAGGATAATCTGATAGTCTGGGCGGGCGGGAAGGTAAGTTAGGAGGCCTGAGGTGCTTACGACGGGGTGGAAACCCCATGGTTCACCGTTGTGGCGCTTGAGTGGTGTGGTTGCGAGTTCGTCGCCTTTTTGACCATAAGTTGGGGTGACAGTGCCGGTGGCGGAGGTTGAGACAATGGAAGTGACTTCAGCCTGCGCGGTGAGGATCGCACTGTATGTGGCAGAGCTACTGGTGCCAGCGGCAATTTGCGTGGTGATAGAGTTTCGCCAAGTGCCAAGCGGGAATATGGAATGAACGATGCAGAAAGGGGAAAACCCATAGGCATAACCTGTGAGTCCAGTGGCTGTGGTTGTTGCGTCAGCATTAGCTCCAGTAAGAGTGAACTTACCATTTGTTGCATCCCAAGTGGAAGCTGCGAGGAGAAGTTGGGTGGAACTAAGAACCGCAGCGATAAACGCTCCCTGGGGAATATACGGCACTTGAACTGGCATTCCAGGAAAACAACCAGTTGTGCTGTCAACTGTGATGCGGTTTTTGTTAGAACTTGAATCTGTTGCAACTCCGGACAAGGCTACTGGCGTAAGCACAGCAGTGAGGGTGGAGATCAAGCGTCCATTAGAATCGTAAACTTTGTAAGCGGGCATAAGTGTTAAATGAGTAAGCGTTTCTCGTAATCAGGTGGAATAACATGTTGAACGGTGTAATAGATCCCGCCGTCACGGAAGACCGCGTTGACGTTCCTATCATGCGGGACCCAACCAACCATGTTGGTCCGCGGGAAGACACTGCCGAGAGCCCACCGTTCTGAAATTGTCTTTGTGCCAAAGCCAGGAATGAGTTGCAGTTCCACCCCGATCTCTGGCGTGCGAATCTCATCGTGCAGGCAATCAAAGCGATTCTGCATTCCGAAGTAGTTATAGAAAACTGGCATTGGCCTCGGTTCTGTGGCGACCAGCGATTCAATTGGCGTGTGGGAAAAATACTCCGACACAATCACCGTGGAGTTATATGTCCCACCTTTGATCAGCGCATAGCGGTCGTAGTTACGAACGGAAGAAACATCATTGATTGAAGGGGTAAGACCAGAGTTGTTTTCCTCCTTCTGAATTGGTTCTTTAACCTTCACCCCGTAAAGTGTCACTAGCCAATCAGGCCAATCGATTGGCATTGAAATTGAGCGGGGTTCTCGGACAGTTTCAACCTGTTGAGCTTCAGTCTTGTTTTCCAGAAACACAAACCGCAAGCTGCCACCAACTTTAGAAAGCTGCTCGCGGTAGACATAAGCGCCAAACCCATTAGTGATTGCATCCCCCTTAGGCACCGCTTCACTAGACATAAAATCCGTCAGTGTCGTGTTTTCCACCAGCACTGTCGTCGCGGTGAAGTAACGCTCCGGCACCCACAGCACAAGCGCGCGGTCATTCACTGTGCCTTCAATCGGCACGAGTTCATACTTTCCTTTTTCATTTGCAGCGCTCATTTAAGTGATTCGTAAACTTTTTTCATCCACTCCGCGTGGGAGTGCCAAATCTCATCCACCTGTGGTGTGTAAACTCCATCAACCGTTTGAACTTTTGTTCCGGCTTTCAAGTGCAGTGACGGTGGCGAGTAAAGTGTCATGCTGTTTTCTTGCGTTTGCGAGCTTGATTTGCAAGCGGTTAAGCTTAGCCCGCTCACTAGGCAAAGAACGACCTTCCAGTTCAATGATTTCATCAGTCAGTTTTTCAAGGTTAATAGATTGCCGCCACAGCAACCAAAGAGGGAATGCCCACAAAGCTGCAGTGGCGGCTTGAAAGAACGCAGTGATGGCACTGGTGAAGGGCATTACTTAGTCCCAGTTACAGTGCTATCCTTAGCAGCCAGCAAGCCAAGACCCGCAAGGATCCCAACCACCTTAGCCACTTCATCTGCATACTCCGGCAACCACGTGGTTGTGATCACCCCAGCAATTGCCACGATCCCAGCAAGAGAAGTTTTCCAATTCTTAAGAATGTTGTTCATAGCGTCAAAGCATTTCTGCGGCTCCATCACCGCTTGTGATTGTGATTGCCTTAAACCGCATAGGCCTATAAAGCCCCGCGGGCAAGGTCTTTCCAACAATGTCTTGGTCCCCTGTGTAATCATCCGCAAACGTGATCGAAGCAACAACCAAATCACTCCAGACCTGAAGTCCAAAGTAAATCTGCTCACTTGCCGTGATCGCATTGCTGGAACTCACATAAGTGAACCCTTTGTCAGAATGGTCTCGAATTTGTCGAATCATAAAAGAAAGAAAGCCCTCGGTCAGGTTGAATGACCGAGAGCATTAAGGTTAAGCAGCCGGGGCTTTGATGACCGCGAAGTTGATGATGATCGCGCCAGTCTCGGCGGTGCCAGCAGCTGCGTTGTTGTTGGATACTTTGATGACAAAGGAACCGTTAGCGACTGTGACAACTGTGACAGCAGTGTTGCCACCGTTGGTGCCGGACTGAATGGAGACAACGATAACGTCATTGATTCCGACGAGCGTGTTGGTCACAGTC